CTCGTGCTCCACTCTCTCAGATCTGAAGCGGTCCAACAACTCGAACCACCCACCTGGAAGGAGAGACATAACCAAAGCGTAAGACACAGTATCGCTAGCGCTAGAGAGGTCGACGGTGGCAAGACTGCCATCAATCGACCCGCGTTTCGCGTACTCCTGGTTCACACTCTGATCACGGAGGTTAACACCATACCAACCTAACCTATCCTTCATGTAAGCCCCTATCCCTTTCTGCCCTAAGGCATTGAGGACGGGCTCTACACAAATAGTTCTGTCAGTTTTTGATGTCTTCGGAACAAAGGCCAAACGAGCTGGTCGCACTTCGACAGGAACTACCCAGCTAAGACCGACACCACTTAAGGGGTCGAATTCGTAACTGGTAGCCACTGCGTCGCACCATAAGGGGAACTCCGAAAGGAACTCCCCAACGTGGCTCGATAAGGACTCACTACACTGCATTGGCGCTGCCAACTTCGTTCTGAAGCTGGCGACACGCCCAACGACATTCGTCGAAGCTCCGGGCCCGAAAAAGAAAGGCAATTCCGCGTAACTAGGTACTGGACCAAGTACTTGAGCAATTATACGCTGAGCGGTGTACAATACACCGGCAACGTCCCATTTGGGATGCTCGTTCCAAAGCCTAGTATTCGTCTCGCGGCAATCCTTCTCCGCCTGAATGAATTTGAGCACAGCTTCCTTTTCCCTGGCGTAGCCCAAATCAAGGAAATCTTGCTTTTCAACAAGCGCCTTGATCTGTCTCGCATACAGGTAATCATTGGTCTGACTCTCCTCCAAAGCCAACACATCGATTTCAAACTCGATCACTTGGCGATAGGCACCTGCCTGAACAAGGTCGTTAAGACTCTTGCAAAGGTGGCCACCCAAACGGGCGCATTCGCTGGAGAGGTCCCGAACAAGAACCAAGGTTTCCCCTGGTCCTTTGGTATCGTCGAACCCATACATTTACGTCCTCCTTATAGACGTGAAGAGAGGGGTACCTAGCTAGTTTCCAGGCTAGTTAGGTGAGATCAAGCTAATTAACGCTTGCGTGACGGGTAGCACGGAATTCTTCCATGCATCCGCAGCAGCGTTGTTCGCAAGTATGCCGGTATTAGTGGTGCTGGACGCACCCTGGATAATACCGACACCCATCCGTAGGGCGTTCGCCCGATCCGCAATCGTAGACCGCGGAGAGGCAAACACAGTGACAAGCACCGTCGTGACATAAGCCACGGCCGGCGGCGCCACATACCCTGCGGAAGTTCCCGACGCGCCGAGAGTCTCCATCACGGGGACTTCAAGCTTGGCGGTTGCCTTGTAGTCACCGCTCTTCACCCGCTCGATTGAGAAGGTGAGTCGCGGCTGCGCATCCACCGGCACGTTCGCAATAGAAGCCCTCCAAAAGGGCTGCGGCGTGTCGGTGATGGGCACCAAGGTGAACTCCGTCGGAGTTCCGTCATCTTTGACGAGAAGATTCGTCATTGCGGCCATTGTAAGGCCTCCTATGTTGGATCGAAATTACGTGGTGGCGTTTGCCAGCACGTGGATGCGAACTAATCCGACAGGCGCTGATGAATCAGACTGATCGCGTTCAGTATGTGCCGTGGGCTAAGAGCCCTAGGCAGTTTGTTGAACGCGGGTCTGGGTACTGACAGAGACGTACTGTATGTACGTTGATAACGGAAATGACGATCCACCTTGTGGAAATCCGGCGGGTATGATAAAGCCGCACAGTTCCCCACACGTGTAAAGTCACCTCCTTTCTGCCCTCCTCTCTCAATGGTCAAGAATCGACCTCGCATTGCTGGGATTTGTCCCAACGCAGAAAGATACGACCCAATTGGCAAAAACCAATCCACGACAAAGGAGTAAGGCACAAGTTCCCATAGAACCGAAACCGGGTCCATGAGTCCCAAACTTCTTCCAAGGCCAACGTCCTCCGAGAGCTCAGCGATGAGCTTCTTAGAGTAGGTAACCTTTATTG